ACTCTAAGGTTTCTTTTAACTGTATTAGATAGTTATTTATTTGAGCCGTTTGTTCTTCAACACTTCCGGCTACTATGTTTGGAAATGGTAATATATCATACATTAAATATCACTTCCTTGCTCCAACGTCTTAGTGATAGAGTGAATTTTACATCCACCTTTTCCGATAATTTTATATTTAAAATGGTCGCATCGTTTAGGAATGATAGGTACAGTAAATGTCCTTGTTCCTTTACCACTCATATTGAATTGATGCTCCCATCCACCGCTTGAGTCATATTGCATATAAAAATCTACATTTGTAGCAAATTCTAATGTTATTCTAAGGTTAATCCTTGCTACATACTTATTATCAGGTGAGGAATATCCTATGTTTCCTGATTCAACAAACCAATCAAATTGACCCTCTGTGGACTTCTCAGGCACATCATATAAAAGTGTACCTCTTACAGACTTCATTTGCTTATCTTTAACATCAATGTAATAAAGTTCATCAAAATGCTTACAGAAATAAAGGACTTCGGTATTATCTTCTTTGCACCATATTCCATTTTTGGAGTCATATACAAAAAGACTATATATACCTTTTTCGTCTTTCATAGAGATGTAATATCTATCATCTATTGTACCAGCAACAGCCTCATAATATCTAACCTCGCCCAAATCATCTGATATGCTAAAAGGCAAACTTCCATTATAAGCACAGATACAATTTGAGGACTTATAGTATAAGGTTTCATTAAGTATTATGATACTCTTTTCAGAGCCTTTCTGTACTCCTCTGCATTTAGTCTCTTTTACCTGATGTCCTCCGGTTGCACTCACGGCAATTTTAATAAATCCATCCTCTTTAAAGAACATTGGATAGCCTAAGAAGGTAATAGCACCTGTGAATTTTCCGTCAGAGCCTATGGTTGCCGCCCAAGAGTCCGTTGAAATACCTGCAAAAACATTCCAATTCTTCACATCACCTAATTTACAACAATAGATTTCGTGTCCGTCTTTTGAGCAACCCCACAATCTATTATTACATTCAGTTATAAATGCCATATCAGGTACTTTTCTTTCAACAACAAGCTCCGTACTTCTAACATTTATAGCTTTATCTATAATGCCAATTATGGTAATGGTATCATCTGTTCTATCAACAATATAAGTATTGGTTGATACCTTACCATTTCCTTCATCATTTACAAAAACATTAGATAAACCCTCAATATTATCTATAGTGATTTTCACACCGTCTCCCTTTTCTAAGCCTTTGCCTATTCCGGTAGCACATATTTGAAGATATGTAGTAGCTACTGTAATCCAAGTTTTTGTAGTGCTTGAATATATTTTAAGAGAAGTTTTACCATTAGCTGTAGTTAAAGTGTAATCTCCGTCTGATGGTGTATGTCCTTCAGGCATAAAGGAAATAGATTTACCATTAGCTTCACACAATGAAAAGCTAATTTGAGTACCTTGTTCTATAGTGTTTTTATGCTCCATATAACCGCACTCGTCTTTATCCACATTGTACCAAATCTTATCCGGCATAATTATCACATAAGCACCCATTTTAGCTAATGTCTTTGTACCCTCAGAGGAAATTGTTACACCGTTTAAAGCCTTTTCTTCCCCATTGAGATACAGTTTTCCGTTATCTATCCACATAATATCTTCTTTATCAAGAATACCTTGAGGCATAGCAAATTTCTTCACTATGCCTCTGTTCTGTCTCGGAGATAGAATAGGGAAGTATTGAGATGACATATTCTTCATATCATAAAATTGACCCTCTTGACAGGACAACTGATGATTATATCCTCCAAAGGCTGTAGTCATCTCTCTATATCTTGTTACTTCTTGAAATGTTGGAAATAACATAGATAGTACCTCCTTACATCATTTTATTTACAAGTTTTTGAATCACAGAGTAATTATATCCAGCTTTTGTTAAGCGGTCTTTTCTTGCTGCTCCGTTACCCCATTTACCGGCTATAACCTCTTTTGCAATTTCCTCATTGCTTTTCTTCTTAGGTTTCGCAAGCTCATTTACAATCTTCTGAATAGCAGAGTAATTATATCCGGCAGAGGTGAGCTTCTTCTTGCGTTCCTCACCATTACCCCATAATCCGTTGATTACTTCCTGAGCAATCTCCTCATTGGATTTTTTAACGGCTTGAGTGGCATTGCGAACATCATTATACATATAATTCATATCAACATTGCCATTTATACCGTCAACTCTGCCTTTTGAAGAATACTGCCAAATGTCATAAGGTGCAGCAATCTTAGGCTTAGCACTTGAATACTTAGCACACCAAATTGAATAACCTAATTTATGTAGCTCTGCAACATCAAGGTAATTTTTACACCAATTTTCATTTGCATAAACACCAACTTTAAAACCCTTAGCCTTTATGCCTTCGCAAAATCTCTTTGCAAATGCCGTTAATTTAGCTTTGCCAAGCTTAGTAGTTGAGTTATCTTCCATATCAAAGTAAACGCAAAACGGCTTATGTGAGCCAATCAGCCTTAAAGTATGAGCAATCTCACTGTCAATCTTCTGTTCGGTTGTAGCATAGCTATAAAGATATACCGCAAAAGGAATATTCAACCTTTCACATTCAGCTACATTTCTCTCAAAACATACATCATCTTGCCTTGCAATATCACTACCGAAACCACAACGCAAGATAGCAAAATCAATGTTAGGCTTAACCTTATCCCATTGAATAGTACCCTGATACTTACTTACATCTATTCCTTTTAAAATATTTGACATAATATTATCTCCTTAAAAATTATTTAATATAAATTTTCTTAGCCAAGTAACATCAGCCTCGTCTACCACACCATCTTTATTGAAATCATAATCTTCGTGATATGGCAAAAGACCTGATGCTATTTTCTTTACACGGACTAAATCTAAAACATCATATATATCTTTAGCTCTTACGGCTACCATAACATCACCGGTAAGAGATAGTAGGACTTCAGGTGTCATAATTTATGCCATCCTTTCTGAAACAGCATTAACATCCTCTCCGTTGACTTCAATTTGTATAACAGCTTTCAACATGTTATATTCCGTCTCGTCAATCTCTGTACCGGATGCCTTTACGGTGCTTTTATCAAGTCTTATGAGATTACCTTCCTCATCAACAGTTTTATAATATCTCATTCTGTAAACCACCTTTCATCAGTTATTACCCAAGTATGCTCATATCCACCTTTAAAACAATAGGGAGTGGCAGAAACAGCATTTAATTCTTCCAATGACAAAGCAATTTTATAAAGACCATCAGATTGTTTTGTTACTGTAATAAATACATTTGAGTTGAAACTTTCAACTACTACCTGACCTTTTTCATTAAGCTCAATGACCTTAGTGGAGTCCATAGGAAAATCTACATTGAATATTGCTATAAGATTTGTTCCTTGAACAACCATATTGTTACCACGATTTAAAACCTCATCACAAGCCATTGCAATTTTAGCCGGAATAAAATTGATATTTTCAATTATGTATTCTGTTGAATTTCCTACCGGAATCCAAGTATCTGATACAATACCTACTCTTGATTGAATACTAAGAACTTTAGGTATCAATCCGTCAAATCGTTCTGAAGCTGAAGCCGAAACTCCCATTTTATTTAGGTTTTCTGCTAATTGCTGCTGATTATTTATCAACCCTTGTATATATTTTGCGGTGCTGTTTTCTATAGCCATTTTCTACCCTTCCAATCGTTATACTTTTGTTTTATCTTTTGTAATTTAAGTCTGAAGAATGATAGACACGCAAGAGTGCCTGAGCCAATAGTACCGAGTGCTATCATCAATAAGCAATGAGGACACATATTACTCACCTCTTTTACTAATGCAATCAAGTCTCTTTTGTGCTTCTTCATAGGAAAAGAAAATTATTGAACCAATCACACTTTCGGTTATTGTACTAAGACCTATAAATTTATCAGGCAAAAATACTCCATCAGCCAACCTTACTAAAGTATTTATTTGCCAATCTAAAATATAAGGTTCTTTATCAAAGATAATCTCATACAATATCTTCCCACTATAAAGTTGTTCAAACATATCAGACCACCAATGCGTTTTTAACAACTGACATTATTGCTGTACCATTCCATGTCATAGCACCTTGTAGAGTGCTACTTTTAACAACATATAGCTGAGGGTCAAGTGAAGGATATGAGATTACTGTAGCACATACCGAATCTGCAACATCATCTCCGGTATTTCCTACAATAATGCAATAATGCCTATCTGAAATTGTTACCGGCTCTAATGTATCAGGATTATAAACTATGAGTGAATTTTCAGCAGGTGCTTTTACGATTACATAAATAGTATTTTCTTCAAAAACAACATTACCATTTGTAACTCTCTTAGCATTTGCTATAAAAGACCTACGGACACTTGCCTCAAGGTTATCTACAGCTTCAGCTACCTGCTTTTTAATGGAGGCTTCATTTTCTGTAGATAAATTTGTAACAGCCTCCTCAATTCTTGTAGCTATAGTTGCTTCATTTTCTGCCTTGATTTCCTCAACTGCCGCCTCAACTGTTTCATTCAGCCATATCTCAGGGTCAATTTCACTAGGTTCAACAAGACTTGCAAGAGCAGAATTTATTTCTCCCACTGAGTCATCTATACCCTCAGCAACAGCAATACCGGACTGTGCTTTCTCCGAAGTAGGACTATATTTTTTATCAGTACCGTGAAGTTCCTGAGCTTGTTCTACAAGAGTATTAAATGTATCATTATTAGTAGCACCTGTGCCTTCAGCAGCAAGTTTAGCCGCCAAAAGAGATTTTTGATTAGCCAATTCTGATAAATAATCGGCTGTGGTGGGGAGATTAGACATTAAACTCAGCCTCCTTCTCCTTATTCCAAGCCTCAAGGTCAACACCTATTTCCTCTTTAAGAGCTGTCAACTGAGGAATCTTACCGTAACTTGCACGATACAAGTCAGCATCCCTTTCAGCTTTTAAAGTATCGGTTACTTCATCAAAATATTCACGCAACTGCTCTGCTGTAAATCCATATTTTTTATACAAAACATATAAGCAAACAGCATCACAATTCGTATTAGCAGCATCGTAATTTTTCATCATAATGTCTTGTTCTGCCGTAGTCATTAGCTTTTTACAAATGTTTTCAGCCTTAGTAGCTACATTATGTTGTTTTTCATATTCGCTAACAGTCTTAGGTATGATTACATTCATATCTCAATAACCTCCAATACTTTCTCTTTAAACTCATGGGATTTTATGATACTTCGCACTTTGCGTATCATAGATAAAAGCTCTGACACAGAGAAATCTTCAAATATTTCTTTAGCTTTATCCAACATTCGAGTTTCACTGATATTGGTACTTAACATATTGACTATCTTAGCTGTGTTTTCATCACATTTAATGATTGTTCTATATGGTGTACCTGATTTACACGGAATTAAATAATAATTGCCGTTAATCTTATTGACCGATGGTGTAAATGGTAATTTCATTATCATTCTTCTTTCTTAAAAAAATTAAAATGGACTTGTTTTGACCCCATAATTAACACTTGCATAGACTCCGGTTGCTACCTTATTAAATTCATCAGCCCAACCTTCAGGCTTGCTATCTGCTTCTACATAAAGCACAACACTCCTACAATTACTAAACGGATAATAATTTGTTGTAGCCTCAATAGTTGTGCAGCTTTCTCTTATCCAAACTTTTAATAAACCGGTACAATAATTAAAAGCTGTTTGCTTAATACCTATTGCACCAATTTCAACATATTTTAGCTTTGAGTTTTTATTCATAGAATCAGCTATTACATTGTTCGGTATCATACAATTACAATTCAAATACAACTTAGCTACAGAAGCTGAAGCAGCAAACAGACCTGAACCAAGAGAAGTTACACTGTTAGGGATTGTTAGTGATGTGCTTGGAATACCTACAAAAGCTCTACTTCCTATGGTGGTTACACTATTAGGTATGACTGTAAAGGTGCAAGCCGTAGCCTGAAAAGCTCCACTACCGATTGAAACAATGGTATTTGGTAAAGAAGTAAGCCTTAGCGAATAACAACAATAAAACATTTGACCCGGAATATCTGTCAACCATTCAGGAAAATCAAAAGTTGTTATAGCTGTCCTACCAAAAATATCACCACTTAATGTAACAGGTGTATCAGGCAAGGTAATTTTTCTCAAAGAGCCACATTCATAAAAAGCACGGCTACCAATAGAAGTTACATTGCTTGGTATATTCAATTCCTTTATTGAAGTACCATTATAAGCATAGTTACCTATACTTATTACACTTTTAGGAATTTGCAAACTACTTATAGGACATTGATAAAATGCGTAATTTCCTATGCTTTCAACAGTATCAGGTATAGTAAAACTACTTAGCCTTGTATTAGCAAAGGCATAATCATCAATAGATTTTATATCTGAATGATATAAAGCTACACTTGTTAAAGGTTGCTTATAAAATAAATAATTAGGTATAGATTTTAGGTAAAATAATCTTGCTCTGACTATGTTTTCACCGCTATACTCAATCTCAATTCTTGGAGTCTCAACAACCTCTCCAACTTTATCAATTAAAAGGTTAAATTTTTCTGCTTCATCTACTGTAATATTGGTTTTATTCAAATGAGCAGTTAATATATTTTTCTGAACATTTAATTCTTGCAAATAATCAACTGTTTTTAGACTCATTCAACCTCCACTAATGCCGCAAGAGCCATATTTACATATCCTAAACTTTGTTCTACAGCTTGAGCTACTGCTTCACCACTCTGTGCTTTTGTACTTTCAGGATTGTAGATTTTGTCAGGTGCAAGGTTTTCTATATCCTCTTGCATAATATTTATTTTAGTTTTAATGCGTTGCACCATATCACCATTAGGCTCTATGATTATAAGCACTCGCTTTTCATCAATTCGGTTTACAACTTGATACCCCATACTATTGTTAGACGGAATAGCACAACCATTATTATCAGGCATACATCTACCGCCTACAGTACAAGTACCATTGTCAATTACCGGTACAAAACCTATTATTGCTACAAAACTATACTTTGGTAATAAGTTTCCCTTGCTGTCGAGTTTATCTTTGGTATAGTTACCTGCAAAAGCCGGAGCAAGGATTGTAACACCCTTAACATCATCAATGCTTGTAGCCTTTTTCATAACAATACCGTTTAAAGGAACATTAGCACAAACAAAATAGCCTGTTCTGTCCTCGTCATAAGGATTGCCATCAGCCCATTCTGCGACCTCTGCGAAGTCTGCATTTGGAGATACAACTGTACCTTGTTTTGTTTTGACTTCTAATGCTATATTTACATCCTTTGCAACAGCACCCGTGAGCAATTCCATATTGTTATTTACATAGTTCATAACAATATCGTAAATTTTGTCATCAGAAACAGCTTTGTTAATATCCTCTGCCAATATAGGATAAAGCTCTCGTTTAAGATATTCTAATTGAGCCTCTGTTACATCTAACTTGGTAGCTTTGCAATTAGCCTTTTCTCTTTCTGCTGCACTTAAAGGCATGTGAGTTTTGTTATAAAACTTTCGATATTCCATCATATAACTGTTAAATAAACCAGCCGAATTGTTATATCTTGTGGTTTCTCCGTTCTCACCGTCAATTTTCATTTTTAGGTAAGCAGTATATAATCTATCGTAAGGACTCTCCACAATAAGCGGTACAGATAGCTTATCTTCTGAATAACCTGTAAAACCGTCATATCTACCGTCATATCCTTTATGAGTTTTCAAAACATCGTTAATGATAATTTCATCAATAAAGGATAACCACATAACTTTAACTTTAGTAGAATACTGATTAGGTTTCAGGTCATCGACAATATCTATACATTCTTTTATTGTCATAATACTTTCCTCCTATCTAAAAAGAAGGTTTAAGCCTCAATGCCTAAACCTTCCTCACTTTCTTAGTTAATTAAATTCTTTTCTTTTATCTTCTTCAGCTTTTGCAAGACCTTCAACATACTTCATAGCATAATCTTCAGCCTGCTCACTGTTACGGATAACTTCAGCAACTTCTTCTGAAATTTCAACAGTTTCTCCTCTTTTTATGAGGTAGTTTCTGCCGTTGACCGAAAAGAACTCCTCTTGTCTTGCGTTTTGACCCGGATTACGAGGTAAACGCACAGTTACTTTGCGTTTAGCATTATCTGTTGTTTTTTTAGTTGTCTCTGCCATAATTTCCTCCAAAGAAAATTTATTTACAGGGAGCAGATGGCGAATCTACTCCCCATATTTAATTAGTTTTCGCTGTCATCTGCACCGAGAGATGAGCCGGACTCAACACGGAGCAATCTTTCCTGATAAAGAATTTTTGCACCATGACAGAATTTATAACCAATAGTGCTGAACTGCTCCAAAGGACCGCCAATCTGTCCTTTAGTCTTAACAATCATTTCCATACCTTCGCCTTCAGGGTCAAGTACACCAAATGCATCCTTACCTAAGAAAAGGGTAGCATATACGGAAGCACCATCTTTGCCAGCCTTCCATACCTTAGCCTCATTAGTTTCAATGAAACGAACACCATGAAGGTCTCCGATGTCTCCCTTGAAAATAGGCTCTACAGCATTGTACTTATGGAACTCTTTCCACTCAGTAGAGTTTCTAAGGTCAAAAGCAACGGAAGGATGAATGAGAGCAACATACCAACCATCAATCTTAGGTGCTTTGTTCTTTTTAAGCCATGTTGCAGCCTTATTTACTACATCAGGTGTAAGTACACAAGCATTGGTAATAGCTGCTCTTGAAGTAACTTCGGTCTCACCGTTAGGACAATATCTTACTGAGTTACCTGCAATAAGAATATTTCTTGTTAAGGTGTCATAGGTTTCACCCTCAGCAGCACCCATTTCCTCAGTAGCACCGAAAATAACATCGTCATAAGAC